CCAATTTTTATATCAGTTTGCCCATAAGTATCTAAATCTCTAAAATTAGAATCCAACCCATTATTTTCAAGATAAATATTAGTTAATCCTATAATACCTGCTTCTTGTTGAGTAACATCAGCACTTTTAATTAAATTGGTAAACATGCCCTCTAATACAGGAGATTTTTCTTTATTCATTTTAATTTTTTCTTCTGTAAAAACAGTAGGGCCATCTTTAGTTTTTTTAGTTTCTACATTTAAATATACATTTCCATCAGCATCTATTTTAAAATGGGTTGTCTCTGGAGTAATTGAATAATAGCCTTTGTATTTTTCTCCTAAAGGAATGGCTTTTCCATTTTTACCTATAATATTTATTTCTCCTGATTTTACAGAATTTGTAATACTTTCTAAAGCATACTTATCTCCTGCTCCAGGTCTTATATCATAAGTAGTAACATCTTTTGTTTTATTTTTCTCATACCCATCTTTAATTTGATTAACTCCATTAATCCAATACTTACCAGCAGTATATTTTTGGTAAGTATTTGATAGATGAGAAAAATAATCTTGCCCTTCTAAATTAGAAAAATCTTCATTTAAATGCTGCTTATGTAAAACATCTAGCTCATTTTTAAGCTTAGTCTTATCTTCTTTAGATAGAGTACTATCATTATTAATTCCATTTAAAGCTATGGTATAGGTTTTATCTATAGTAGTTTTGTGCTTATTTTCTAAAGTTTGTTTAGAATCATTTGCAGCATTATATGAAGTTCTAGCATTAAAATAATCTCCAACAGCTTTAATAGCCCCATAATTATTTTGAATTTCAGGAGAATTTTTGTATTTATCCAAATCTTCAAATTTATTTATTTTTCCAGAAGCTATTAAAGCATGTATTTGAGGATAATTAGTTTTTAAATAATTTCCTTTAGTAATGTAGTCATTCATAGTAATGGATACATTAGTTCTAGCTCCACTATAAGTACCTTTACCAGTAATATCTACAGGATTATTTGTATTTTCAGAAGTTATATTACCTACAATTACAACAGGTTCTATTTCAGCTCTTCTTTTTGTAATATCATCTGTATTATCTACTTTATCATATCCTGTTTTAGAAGAAACATCATTAACTCTAAATAAAGGAATCCTAGATAATACTATACCTAATCCTGTTTTAGCAACATCATCTTTAACATCTCCTGGATCAAAAGGATTAGTCTTAGAATTTATTGCATTGGTTCTGTAGTTATCATAATATTGCGCATATTCAGGCATTTTCCCTTGTTGTCTAGCTCTTGTTAAATACACACCTTCAGGAGTATTAGGTGAGGTTATATCAACAGAAGCTGCATTGATAGCTGCTAAATATTTTGGTAAATATTCATTAAATATTTTAGTTTCCCCAGATGAACTTACCTTATATAAGTTATGGGTAGTAGGATCATATTTTAAATTTTTAATATCTTCATTAGCCCATGTAGAAGCATCTGCTGTAATTTTATCTAAACTTACATCAACTCTTTTAAATACATCAGCAAAAGGAGTTCTATTATAATGAGATAGTGGATTAATTACTTGTCCTAAAGGATTTTGTACAATTTGTCCATCTTTTCCAATATAATGTTGTAAGTTTCCTTTTTCAACATCTTCCTTATATTGTTTCTCAAAATCTGCTTTATATTTATAATCTATTACAGCAGATTGATAATCAGGATTTTCTTGTATAGTTTTTCTACTTTTAAATAATCTTGGTAATATAGTATCTACTCCACCAGAATTAGGATCCATTAATCCTTCTGTTAGTAATTTAGCTTGTTCATCTATTAGCTTATTAGCAGCTTCAGCTTGAGCTTTAGTACCATATCCTCCTTGAATATGTCCATAAGTATCCATATAACCTTTTAAAGCTAAATCATTTTGCTTACTAATATCTTGAGCTTTACCTGCTAGTATTTCTATAGGTAATTCCTGAACTCCTTCACTTATAGGGGTTTGCCCAAAGTTTATAAATCTTGATGCCATAATTTAGGGTAAAGTTAAGAAAAATTACTGAGATAGTAACTTCATAGTATTAGCTAAGTAATTAGGATCTGCAACAACTTTAGGAATCATCTTACCATTCTTACCTCTAACATATTTAATCTTAGTTCCAGCAGGTAACATATTATTAGCAGCTATATTATAATAATTCTGCATTTGTTCATCTTTACCATATTGCTGAACAGCTCCTATTTGATTATCTATAATACCAGCAGTTTGATTAATCCTATTAGCTTCAGCTTGATCTAATATAAGATTGTTAGCTGTAGTATTAGCATTGTTTCTAATATTTTCTTCGTTGTTAATAACTATATTAGAATTATCATATTGCTGTTTAATATCAGCTATAGCAGAACCTGTATTGGCTCCTAATGTAGAAGCTAATATATTAGCATTAGCAACAGCTTGTCCAGAAGATGTAGCATTATCTCTAATGCCTCTAAATCCAGCAGCTAAAGCATTATTAGAGTTTTGTTGAGCTATGTCAATAGCAGGTTGAGCATTAAGATTATCTAAGTTAAGATTAGGAGTTAACCTACCTTTATTAGAATTTAATAGCATAGCTTCTTTAGCTATATTACCTGCTATATTAGTACCTAGTGGTAGTAGAGAGTTATTAAATTCATAAGGCATTGGGCCTGTACTCTCATCTATAAAATAAGGATTAGCCTTAGCCATTTGAGGCACTTCTTGTTCAGCTCCAAAAGGAATTTGTTCTATATTTAATCCTTTTAGTTTAGGGTAACCTGTAGCAAAAGTACCATCTTCCATTACAGGGCCTATAGGAGTATCTCCACCAAAAACATATTTCATTACTCTACCACCCATTCTAGCTTGTTGTTTACCTAAAACAAACCTCTCATATTCTTCTTTAGCAGCAGGTAATCCTATTTCAGAGGCTCTTTGATTAAATATAGAAGGTATTCCCATAGGATCTTGTTCCATTTGGTTAGAATCAAAAATCATATTATTTTCTTGATTTACAGGAATCTTACCAGAATCTTCAGCAATATATGGATTCCCTCCAATTTTACCACCAAACTTCATAGCTTTCTTCATATACTTATCAGTCATAACTTGCTTAAATGCTTCTTGAGTATCTCTTAAAGCTAGAAGTTCTTTATCTTTAGCTTCTAAAGATAGTGGATCATTAGGTCTAAGTTTAAACTTATTATGAATAGATTTAGATTTACTTGCAAATGTAGATTTACTTTTAGGCATTTTTAATACATCAGAAAATATATAATCATCTATTTTAGTTTCACCACCTTCAGCTTCAGCATTAGGTGTAATAGCCATACCACCCATTTCATGAGAAGGGCCTCCTATCATTTCTAATTGCCCACCTTTTCTAAATTTTAATGCACTTTGTTCAGCGTTAATAACTTCTCCTGCAGCTTTACCTGCAGCTCCAATACCTGTACCTAATCCTGGAACTACCATATTTAAAGCAGATACTCCTACTTTACTAGAAATATCTCCAGCCATATTAGCTACTTTAGAACCTACTTGTCCTAGTTTAGTACTGTATTCTGGATTAAATATTTCAGCTCCTGTTAAACCTTCTAAAGGAGCAGTAAGTCCATCTAACAATAAATTCCCCATATCTCTTCCAAAAGATTGAGGATTATTACCTTGCATAAGTAAATTCTGGTTAGTCTGAGCTATTTGAGATTCTCTACCACCTAAAGCATATTTTTTCTTTAATCTTCCGCCCATTGAATATTCAGCTTTAATCTTAGCTTCTTGTTCTAACATTTCTTTTGTAGGTTTTTTACCTGAGCCTTTACTAGCCCTGATATTATTCCAAAGAGAATTTTTTACTCCAAGTTTATTTAGTTTTCCACCCATTGCATAATTATTTTGCATTATTCCAATATTATCTATAGTATCATAAAATTTACTATAACTAGCTGGATCTTTCATTGTTTTAAATCTTTCTCCAGTATTATTAAATCTTTCTAAAGCCCTATTTCCTAAATACTGTCCACCTACAATAGTAGGTATTTGTATTTCATCTGGAGTTCCTGTATCATAACTAACTTTATATTCTGAAGCATTAACTTCAGGTAATAATTTAGGTCTATTAGGATCAGGTAAAATATAACCATTAGCCATAGGTTGATTATATTCTGGCACTAAATAAGGATTTTGTTCTTTAAGAGGTAAATCTAAAGGCATTTTATTAGTTGGGCCTCCAGTTTTATACTTCTTTTTTAATCTCTTCATTAGTGAAAGCTATTAGTTATATTAGTACCCCAAGAGTTAATAATGTATTTATAATTATTAACATTGTCATTACCTGCTTTAATCTTTACATACTTATCTCTTAGATAAGGTTTTATAGGACTAGTTGCTAGATAATCATATACTTCATTTATTCTAAAAGTCCTTTCAAACTTTTTAATATTTGAGTTTAACGTTAAACCTGTTAAAGAGTTTACAGTAGATTGATAATCATTTTCAAAGATTATTGAATCTAAAGGAGATACATCTATAGATTTGTTATTTAAGTCTAATATCTGAGACCAGAAATCTACATAATCTACTCTTGAAGTTTCTTCATTAGCTTCTCCTGTAGTAGTTACTAAGAACTCAAAGTTCCAAGGATATACCTGATTATAGAAACTACCATATAAACCTACATTATGTAACCATAAAGTATTATTAATATCAAATGGATTAGCTGTAATAAACTGTTCATCTGTACCTATATATAATGTAGGTTTAAAAGAATGTTCAGATTCAAAGCAATTTAATAATTTATTATAAGATATAGTATGTGCAAAATAAGCTTTAGCTCTAAAATTAGGTATAGTACCTATTACATTCTTTAATTGAACATAAGCTTTTTGATTATCTAAATCTATAGTTATAACTCCTGTAGTATTATCTGGGAACTCATTACCTAAAGGTACTATCGAGATTTCATCTCCTGTTACAAATAAATCCTGTAATACACTAAATATAGGAGTTGTAATTTCAAATGTTTGATTAAAAGGAGCAAAAGGTATACAAGCTATATTTATTTCATTAGAGAAAGTAAAATAAGCTTTGTTATACTTAGTATCATAACCACCATGAACTCCTACTCTAAGTAGAGGTTTATCTGTATTAGTAATTACACCTCTTGATATTCCTCTAAAGTACCCTGATAATCCTTCTATATCACTAAATGGTGTAGGCCCACCTGGGGTATACATAAACATCTTTTGTAATCTATTATCCCAACTAAATATAGTATCAGAACCTACAAGTACACTAAATTGATGTTGAGTTCCTGTTTTAACAGAACCATTAGTATAATCATAGAAAGATAATATATTTCCTAATCCTACAGTAAAAGCTGTTCCATCTGTTGTAGGAACTGAAGATACTTGTTGAGAATTTAAAATAGATATAGCTCTTTCCTGATATACAAATAGATTATCCTTAAAGTTTACAATCCTGTTAATTTGTCCATAAGTACCTTCTGCTGGAAGATATTGATTAATAGGAAATACTCTCCATTGGTCAACATTCTCTCCATCTAGCTTACTGTTAGAAGCCCAAGTAAAATTAGGTTGTTGTTCTGAAGGTCTAAAGTTTACAGGTCTTGAAACAAAAGATTTAATATTATTTTGTTGTCCATAAGCATAGTTATACAAGAACTCATCAAATTGAAAACTTGCAAACTTTGTAGAATTGAAAGTAGGTAATTGGGATTTATTCCAATAAGTACCATGCCTCATTTCAGTATTAATGGTTGATTCACAAGGAAATACTAAAGATACCCCTTTCATATCATCAGTATAAGCATAACCTGGATATAATCCAGAACCTACTCCACCTCTTTCAGGCACATCCCAATCTTCTATCCAAGGAAAGCAATAAAGCATTGTTGAATAGAAGTTAGTGTAAGTATCTCCACCAAATACTAAAGTTACTTGTTGAGGGCTTTGTACAGTATCAATAGGTTGAAAATGATTACATTGAATATAAACATTACCATATCTATTAACTCTCCAAGGCCCACCATACTGCCCAAAGTTATATTTACACATAGAACTAACCCTATGTAAGTATTGTAACTGAGGATAATTAGGTAAAGTACTTTGTACAGATATATTATCTACATCTGTCAATCCAAATATATGTTTAGCTCCACCACCTGCTAATTCTCCATTTTGATTATTAGGTCTAATAGCAATGTTATAATAATCCCATTGCATATAAGTATCATAAGAAGCAGGTACTATATCTTCAATATCTACATTCCTATGTTTAGTGATATTAATAAGATGGTTAAATGTATAACCCACTTTCATTAATTTAACCCACCAAGCATCTACTCTGGTATTAGCATTAGTAGTTAAATCTCCAAAATCTACCCCTGTAAGTTCAGGATCAAAATAATTAGTTTCTATAGATTGATAGAAATGTACAGTTTTTAAATGTGTAGCATCAAAGTTATATACATCAAAATCATGTTCAGGAGATTTAATAGTAAATAACCTTGAACTACTTTGCCCATTAAAATCTACTGTAGAATCAAAATTCTGAGCCATTAACCATGAAGAAGCGCAAGCTCCATAGTTAGCTGAAGCATAACTATCAAAAGTTGTACTAAAAGCTCTTGTAGGTAGTTTAAATCCAAGATAATAACAATTGTTAGGATTACCATTAATCTCTATGTTATCATCTGTATTAGTACCTAATAATGAAACACCTGGGTTATCAGATTCCTGAAAAGTATTAACATTATTAGCACTACCATTATCAAAATTATATAAAGCTTGCCCTGTTCTTAGAGGAGATAATTGAATACCTTGTCCTAGCCTAGTTTTATCTTTAGCTTTTCTTTCCATTCTAACAAAGTAAAACCCTGTTACCTCTGGGGGTAATTGAGTAGTATCTTTGATAGTAAATTCTAAACCTATAATGTTAAGGTTTATAGGGCCTTGTATTGTAGGTGCAGATGATAAATTCCATTGTCCAGTAGAAGATTCCCAAGGTTCAGGAAATCTAATATCAGCTATCCATTTAGCTTCATATTCTTCTCCTTTATCTGTAACAAACACAATTCCAAATCTACATACTTCTCCTCTTGGATAACCACAAAATAATGAAGCTGTATAAATATTCTTATTACCTGATTGAGGATAACCAATAGGATATACTTGTCCTAACACTCCCATATAGTTTTGGTTAAGTGTAGGTACTATAGGATCTACTTGAGTAGGTGTAGGGCCTGTAAATGAGGATGCTAATTGCCCTTGTCTATAAAACTTACCATCTACTTGTACAGCTCCTAAAAATGGAACTTGTAAAGTATCAGCAGGTTGAGAATGTGTTATAAATTTATATTTAATATTCTCACCTTCTCCACCTAATGTTATACCATCAGCTTGCATTTTAAATTGCTGAGTGGTAGTCCAAAGATTATAATCAGGAGTAGCACCTTGAGTTCCATAAACTGTACCTGATTCATCATTATAAGGATTTACTAAATCCATTGAATCTGGTGGTACATAAGGAGTTACAGAAACACCATTCTCAGAGTATACTTGAAAGTTGGTATCTATATATTGATAAGAACCTTCTTTAGAATACACTTCAGAATATATTAAAAATCCTGGGTTTTGGGCTACCCTTTTAAACCTGTAAGCTCTTGAATCCCAATCAGTAAATAAATTAGGAGTTGTTGTATTAGCAGGATATAACCTATTCTTTTTATAAGTTATAGATTTAGCAGTTTTAAATTGAACTCTAGGATTTACAAAGTCAGCTACAAGAACAGGAATCTTTTGTTCAGAACCTGTATAGGTATATTCTACTGTATCAGAATCTATTGCTATTTCTGCTACATCATATATTAAAGGAACATCTTTAGTAGAGTATTCTACTACAGCTAATACTAAATAATCATATCTGGTATCTACACCATCTATTTTAATAGATACAGCCTTATTGCTATTAAGTCCAGTTTCAGAACCTTCAAAATCTACATAAGCAGTTTGAATACCTGATTGTGTTAAATTTATCAGATTACTTTTAGGGCTATAATTTGTAATAGCTCCATCTACAGTTTTTAGATAATAAGCAAATTCTATAGAGCCTACAGGTATATTACCACCATCAGCTACTTGTTGTATAATAGGAATACTCTGATTAAAAGCTGGTTTAACATCTAATAAATCAGGTGGTACTGCAAATAAATCTGGATTATAAACATTAGCTACCCTTAGATAATTATAATTATCTGTAAAGTATTGCCTACCTAAGAATTGATTTTCCTCTCTACCTATAGTTTCATTATATATAGCATGAGTTAAATAAAAATCTAAGTATTCTTCATATACCATGTGGTGATATAAAGAAAGTTCATAAGTAGGAGCTATGGTATCTAATATAGTATTATTAACATAATCAAATTCTACAACCCATATTTGACCTACAGTTATTTGACCTGTAACAGGTTCTATATTAGCTTTATTTGTAGTATATAATACCAGCTTTTCATTAACCCTACCATAACCTATACAAGATAGGTTAACTTCTGGTTGAATGTATATATCTAAAGTTCCTCCTACAATGGTAGGTACAGGATCTATACCACAAGATATAATTAATATATATTGATTATTAGCTTGTATTTTAAATTGCTCCTGAGCAATCTCTGTAGCAAACTCTATTTTTAATTGATCTGCTATAAATTTAATTCCACCTGCTGTATTGTAAGTGTAAGTATGCCCATTTAAGGTTATAGTATTAGAACCTTGTTGAGGAATATATTTATATACATTCTTAGTATCAGGAAAAGTTAAATAGATTTTATTACCTCTGGTGTTAGTAATAGATAATGTAGAACCCCTTTCATAATTAGTAGTAAGTTCTATATTTAAACCTTTATATAAAGAGTCATTACCAGCCCTAGTAAAGGCTATATCTCTATTCCAACCTTTTCCAAAGTTATTTGTAACTCTCATTTAAACTAATTAAAATTACTAAGTTGTTGTATACTAGGTTGTTGGTACATTTTTGGAGTAGTACCTAGATAAGCAAAGAAGGTATGTTGATCCATTGGGGATTTAAAAGACCTAATCCTTGCATTTTTATAAGATTCAAAATAATCTTTATTATCTAATTGAGTTTTACCAATAGCTTTTTTAAAGGCTACATCTCTTGTATTAGCTACTAAAGCAAATTTATTCTCATTAACTTTATCTGTCCAGTAAAGCTTAAAAGCTATTTTAGTAGCTATAGAAGCTATTACAAACTGTAATACATGATGATCATCAGGAATCATTGGATAACCTTGATCATCAGTAGGTATAGCCCTGTAAGCCATTACTAACCTACCTTCCCTAAAGTTTGTAACTATCTGATTATTATTAACTTCATAAGTTAATTCTCCTCTACATTTTGCATCAAGGTTAGTACAATGTATAGCACTTGGCCTGTGGTTTAATCCTGTAGCCTGATACATAGTAGAAGTAGTATACCTCATTGGAATTAGATAATGAAATTTATCTTCTCCATGACATTTATATTGATGGCAATTACTAGAATCTGTAGCACATGAAGGCCAGTCTAATAAAGTCATACAAGGCCCACATTGAGGCCCTGTAGCTGTTGTACAAGCTGTATTATTATGATAATCATAATATACTAATCCTCCCATATATAAAGGAGAGCATTGGGTATTATTCTGTAAACCTTCTTGTAAATAGGCTGTTTGAACTATACCTAGTAAATCACAAGGCAAATCTCCTCTATGGTCTTTGATAATAATAGGATCTTTATGTCCTAAAGTTTGATTTCCATCAGTTACTTTATCTACATAATACCTATTAATACCTAAATCTCTTAGAGCATCATCTAACCATTCTATAGCTTCAGCATTTTGAAAACTATAATTAAATGGATAATCAGTATATAATCTCTCAAGAATATACTTATATGATTTTAATTTACCGTTATACATTAAACATCTAGTTTAGAAAGCATAGCCATTAAATCTTCTTTCTCATTAGCTGCATTACCATCTACATCACATACATAAGATTTAGCAGATTCTAATTTATCTTTCCAGTTATAGGAAGTACCATCTTCCCTTTTTTCAGGGACTTTAACAGTTTCTATACATATATATGCACCATCATGTAATTCATAAATACATTTACAAACCCTTTTTTCAGAGTTTTCAAAAGTAACTTCTTTACTTGACTTTACATATTCTTGGTCTATATGGCTCATCTTGGATATAATTTACGTTATAATTATTTTTTACTATGTGTTGACCTAATTTTCTATTAAACGCCCTACAAGCTCTAAAGTTATAGTAACTCCTATTTTTAAATCTACCTTTATACCAACTTACTTTAAAATCCCTATCATCAAAGTTTTTCCTGTAAAAAGTTAGTTTACCTAATTCTTTAGTAGCTTTAAAATCTATTTTACTAACATGCTTTAATATTCTTGTTCCTGTATCTTCATATCTTGTAGGAAATTCTTTTATACAAAAGCTACCTAATCTTTTCTGTTGGAATATAAAACCTGTTTCTATTATATGATCTTGTATTCCCTCAAAGAAATCTTTTAAAAAACTTTTGTACTGTCTTTTTAATTTAAAAGAAGCTCTTACAGTAATATCAGGATGGTATTGTTTTATGTAATCATTGTAAAATGAATCTAAACCAGCATCTTCTTCTGTTCTCATCTAGCATCTAATTCATCATTAGCATTATTAACTCTATCTTGAGGAACTTTTAATTTATCTAATAAGTCAGTAGTAATATCTTTAAAAGCATAAGTCCATAATCTTTCTTCTAATTGAAATGGGCTTAATGGTGTCCAACAAGGTTTATTAGCGCAATTTGTAAAATTACCTACATCTCTAGGGTCTCTAAATATACCTCTAACATTAATTTTATCTATTAAAGACAATGTAGGAAACTCTTTGCTTATCAAATAGATTCTATTTTTATAATAAAAAGCTGCAATTCTGTTAGCATTATATCTTAAATTACCATAACCATCAGCTCTTTCAAAATCTATAATATCAAATAGATTAGTAGGGGTGTTTTGATAAACACTTACAGGCCAAGCTTTTACAAATAATTCTCCATCAGATAAAGACCTAAATCCAGGAACTTCTAATTTAGTCCTCATTATAGTACAACCTGTTTGAAACTCACAACATTCAGCTTGGTCAGCTTGTTCTATTTCAAGGCATTCTATAGTTTGATAATACAGCTCTGGTATATCTTTAGAGAACTTTTCGTAAGTATTACAGAACCATTTATTAGTCCAAATGATAATTTGATCTTCTAAATACCTGTATGAAAATACAGAATCATCAGAATACTGACTAATAAATTCTATTAATTGAGATCTATATTGAGCTAAAGTTGCAACCATTTTCCTATAGTGTTTATAATACCTGTAATTTCTTCAGGATCTTTAACGGTAATATCTATAATTAAGTTGATAGAGTTAGGTTGAAACAAAAGACATTGTGTATTCATATCTACAATTTCAGTAATATTAGTAGCCATTAAATGTTCTTTAGCTGTAAACCTAAAAGGAATAAACACTTTAACTTCAGATATATCTGAAACTTTTACAGTAATATCTAATATCATTTCAGGGTATTCTTCAAATGAAGACACCCATTCTTTAACACTTTGATTAGGAACATTACATAATACCTTATAACCTTTCTTTAGCAAAATAGCTAAGAGGGAACTCTTAGCTGATTCTGATAATTGAAAAGAAGAAATATCTTTATACTCATTTAATATTTGACTAGATAAGTATATCATTTTTGAAGTTTAAATGCTTTTTTCACACCAAAGGTAATACTTTTTCCTGAAAAATCATATTGTGCTTCATACACCATACCTTTTGGAGTAATTATACCTGCATTTATTCCTGCTACAAAAGTATTCTTATTACCACCAATAGCTCCTCCCACAGTTAAAGACAGGGGTTGTTTATATACAGTTCTTGTTTTGTATATAGTTATAGAGTCTGTCTTAGTTATTACAGGATACTTATAAGTATAATCTAGTTTAAGAGAATCTAAAGTACCTGTTACTCTTGCTATTATCTTACCTGTAATAAGAGTATCTTCTACAGGAACAGTGTATCTGTTTACCTGCAAATCCAAACAAGTATCTTTGTACTCTTTAATTAGGTCAGGGTAAGGTACAGATACATATTTAATAACTCTGTTTGTTACATATACAGTATCTACTGTAGACTTTCTTATTATAGAATCTACTACAGTCCTATCTAAGTATTGTATCTTAGGTTTATTACAATACTCCAATCTTAGTAGTAAAAATACTATTATTATTGAAAGTACTGCAATTACTTTATTCTTTACGCTCCAAGTCTTTAGGTTGTTCCACAACTTCTCCAAACGTGATATTACCTTGGTTTTCAAGCTCATTTGTTATTTGTATAAATTGGTTTATAGCATTGTAAATATCTCCCCAATTAGGGTCTTTTAGTTTTAAGAATGGCTCTACCTGAGCATTAATTACTTGTTGTTTTGTTGCTTTCATATTTTATTATAATTTGATTTGCCAAATATACGAATAATATAATAAAATAACCATTTAGTAAATTGGTTAGTATTTGTCTTACCCATATCTAATAAGAATTGTTTATCAGCAAATTCTCTGCTGTATAGTTTATTATCATATAAATAATCATGTATTATAGAAGGCATAACATAAACACCTTGTTGTGAGTATATTCCTCTTAGTAGCTTTGGTATACTAGCTCCATTACTTATGTAATTAACAGGTACTATTATTTCTACTCCATTAGATAGAGTATGCTTAATAGGCACTTTAATCTTAAACCTACCTCTTGTAGATTTAGGTAATAGTTCTACTATTGGATTATCGTATATAGTTAGATATTTAACCATTAAACCTACCTTGTTGTTCTGCTCTTAATACTACACTTTCTTTAAAATCTTCATTTGTAATAGGTAATACTATACTCTCTAAAAAACTAATATAGTCATACTCACCCCATGCCCCTGGGGTATCAGGTGGAACAGGATTTCCGTTTGACGGGTCAACAAATGTTGAGTTATCAGCCCTAAGATTAACTATGTAACTGTTAACCGCCTGATTGCTTATAATTTCACCGTTTAGGTAATTATCAATGCGTACTACCAACGTGCTAAACTTAGCTTTGTGGTTGCTGTATGTCTCCTCAATTACCGCTTTACGAGTAGTATTGGGCAATGATGGATGAGGTGTTAGTAAGTCTATTGTCTGCATTATGCTTTAAGTAGTTGTTGTCCTGTTTTTAAATCACTTATTAATGCTGCCAATCTTTCATCACTTGTTTTAACAGCATCTATTAAGTTTTGCATTATTGTTTGGTCATATAACACCCCTGCCGTTGCCCCTGCATAGGTAGCAAAGGTTGTTCTTGTTAACGTGCCTGTCGGTGTTCCCCAACCGCCTATTGAGTAAATCTTTACTATATCACCATTTTCAGTCCTAAAATGAGGTGCTGCATTACCCGCCACTATATCGGCTGAATATTGTTGAAAGCAATCGGCAGGGCTTGTGGTTGGTGCTACCCCTGTTGCCATTGCTAACACATTTGTGCCGTTTGTTCCAAAGGTCATTTGCCCTATTCCAAAATTACCCTTGTTAGCCTCAAACTTGTACTTTTTAGTAGTCTGCTGATTGATATAAAAGTTAGATGATGTAGATATAACTATTGTGCCATTACCATCACCAATATTACCTGAATTATTTAATATAACGGTGTTTTGTGTCGAATCTCCATAAGAAGTACCCAACCCATAGTTGCCTATATCAAATTGGCGTGTAGTTGTTGCATTTTGGTCGTAAACCCTTCCCCCGAAATATATAGAACCAACCGTAGTTACGCTTGCTGTTTTTTCATCTCGCACCCTAAATAATACGTTGCCATATTCTCCATTCTGCACTGTAAAATTATCAGCAGCAGCACCAAAGTTATGGCGCAATAACATCATTCCGCTTGGTGTTGTTGTAGCCCCTCCAAAAATAAACTGGGTGCTACCCATTGCTAAAAAATGATTAGCTGAGTTTGCACTATTTCGCAATCTTAATGTTAAATCAGTTGTTGCCGTTCCCGAAGATAGTACATCTAACCTTGCTGCTGCCAGCATAGAGCCAATGCCAACATTTAGCGTAGAACCATTTATAGTTAAACCAAAGTTTCCACTTGTTACATCTAAAAAACCTAAACCACCTGTACCTAATATTGCGTTAGATGTATTGCCAACTAATATCCCCCACTCACGGTTAGGGCTTACGTTTACTATGGTTAAACCTACTGACGCACTAACAGATGTTGTACCCCTTATAGTAGCAGCCCTAAAATCGTTGTTGTACCTAAATGATAAAACTGTCTGCGGTGTTCCCGAAACTACCTGACCTATCCTTACATCTTGATTAGCTTGGTTGTTTGTAATATAAGTATGGCTATTGGGACCTTTAAAACTTATGCCAACATTATTAGCTAAACCATCTGTGTTTTCAATATGGAATTGTAACTCGTTACTTACGTTAAAACCAATTCTTGACGGTAAAGATTTAATATTACCATCACCGTAAATTATTAACCTATCGGTACTATCAGCAGCGTTTCTAATAACCAAATTCTGAACTGCGGCATTATCTGAACTGTTTACAATTGTTAAGCGTGTACCCCTTGCAATTGCTCCGCCTATAATTAAACCGTTGGTTGTATTTAAATTTAAGATTGCGTTTTCTTGTAGAACATTTCCTGTACCTTCAAATAAAACTCTACCTACTGTACCTGATGTTATAGGCGTAGTTCCTACTACTAATCCACCCCCTGTAGCATTTAATGTAGTACCTGTTAAAGATAATCCTGTACCAAGGGTAATTTCTTCCATTACACCTACACCTGCTGTACCTCTACCTACTAATTTATTTGTGTTTACAGAAGTAGTAATAGTTCCTGTATTAGTTATAGTACCTCCTGATATTAAACCTGCTGTAGCTATGCTTGTTACTGTACCATTGCCTTTGTTATTAAATGTAGTCCAATCTGCACTACTTAGTTTTCCTGTATTAGCAGCACTTGCAACAGGTAGATTAAATGTATGTGTAGCTGTTACAGAAGATATATTAAAATCTGTTCCTGTTGTGCCTGTTGCAAAAGTTTGTACCTGTGCTGTTAAGCCATTAAGGGCTGTTAGACCTGTTGTAAAGGTTGTTATAACTTGGCAGAGATTGTTATCCTCTGTATGTAAAGTTATTGTTCTACCACTATTATTTACATAAACCCTTACTGCTAATCTATCTGTTAATGATAGGGTAGTAGCAGGGACAGCCAATGCAGTAACATATAAGTCTACTGTTGTTCCATTAGTAATTCCTTCGGGATTTGTAGAGCTGCTTGCTATTAAGGTAAAAGCTGCCCCGTCCCATTTATATAATTCTACATAAAAAGAGGGCGAGCCTCCATTTGAAGATGCTTGAAAATACATCTCAAAATTCCAATTTCCCGCAGGTATATTTAGTTGAGAGGGGTCATTTGCATCTGTTATAAATTGAGATATATAACCATTGGTAGCTATTGTAAAGTTAGTTCCTGCTCCAATAACAGGTATTTTACTCATTTGGTAATATGTATTACCACTAAAAGTACCTTGATTAATAGAACCATTTAGGTAATAACTTACAGAAGCCCCTCCACCTGTTGATGTAGGAAAATTAGCCAAAGTGCCATCTCCTCTTACGTATTGGCTTGTAGTACCCGCACCTGTTACAGCTAATGTGCCTGCTGTAGTAATAGGGTTTCCCGATACAGCAAAAGCACTTGGCATAGTAAGGTCTACTGATGTTACTGTACCTGAACCTGAAGGCAATGTAGCAAGACTACCATCACCTCTAATATATTGAGCAGTAGTACCAGTAGGTACATCATATTTAGTAGCAAATTCTGTCTTTAAATCTGTTTGATTATTTATATTACCTGTAATATTACCCCAAGATATTTTTGAAGTATCATCTCCTTGTAATTGCCAAGATAATCCATTAGAGTAATACCAGCCTCTAGCATAGTTTATAAAACTATCTTTAACTTGGTTAACTACAGCATTTTTAACAAATATAAGTTTACCTACAGATAACTTTGCAGGAGGTAAATCATTATATGTGTTAACTTTAGCATTCATTATTTTATAAATCTAGCTACAGTATATACTTGATTTTTTAATCTTCTTTTTCTTGCTACTTTATTACCTTCTCTTGTTGCTTGCCCGTAATTATCATCAGAAGTATTACCTTCTTGTGTAATTACAGTATTGCCTTTATCTTCATAAATAAAACCTACATGTGCAGGTCTTTTCAAGTTTGCAAAGTATATACTAAATACATCTCCCATAGTAAAAGGAACCAAAGGCTTTCCTTTTTTCCATATTACAAACTTATTACTAGCCCAAGAAGGTGACCAACCTGATACTATGTAATCTACTTTATAACCTCTTTTAGCTAAGTACTGTAGATTATAAGAAGTATAAGCAGCACACCAAGCATCTCCTTTTACTCTGTTTACAGAACGAAGAAAAGCCTCAACTTGAGGCCCATCATTTTTTCCAGTTAATTCCCTGATGTTTAATTGAGTAGTAAATAAACTATCTAATACTTCATAAACATCTTTTTTAACAACTATAGGTTCTACTTTAGGTACTACAACTTTATTAGAATCTAAGTTAAAAGAGCTAAGGTTATTAGCAAGAACATTAGAATGTATTTGGAGACCACAAAGAAGGATAATAAGGTAATTTGCCATACAGGTAATTTAGTATAATCTAATTCTAAAAATGTTTTATATAAATTAGGGTGGTTTAATTTAAAACCAATATACGCTAAACAGTTTAATGTTAATCCTATAATTGCTACAAGTACTACTGTTTGTACTACTCCCCAATCCCAACTAGCTGCTGTTGGATCTACCATATACAATAAATGAGGGCTGTAATAAAAACTTACTAAAACTAAAGGTAATCCAAATATTTCAGGAAACTGTCTTACAATTTCTTTAACTTTCATTACTTGTTCTACTAACCACCAACTAGCTTTTTCTTTTCTGCTCATTTTTGTATTTTTTAATATAAGCTTTAAACTCATCAATAGCCCATTTACCTATTCCACCGAATATTCCACCAACAATAGCATATAGAGCGACAAGCAGCACTTTCTGTAAAATTGTTTCTAGGTTAATTTCTTGTTCTTGGGTAACAACATGTTTAACTCCTGCACCTATTCCTACTGTAGCACCACAGAGTCTTTCAAAGTTTTCGTGGATATATATACCTATTTGGTCAACTATATGTTTCATTACATCAATTATTTTTGGTTAGATTGCTGTTACTGTTAGTGTACCTCCATCAGCTGCTGTAATTCTGTATTTAGTACCATCTTGGCTATATAATATTAAACCATTATTTTTATTTGTTACTTCAATATCTCCATCATCTACTGTTAATAATGAACTAGGTGTAGAAGTACCTATGCCTACGTTGCCGTTGCCTGGAAAATCTTGAAAAGCAATATGGGAGCCACCATTTGTTCTTGCATAAATACCCACATTACCCGACATAGTTAATGTAGCTTGAGTACCATCAGTGTAGTTTTGAACGTCAAACGTCATTCCTCCATACCCTTGTAGTATCCTAGAATAATCCCCATCAGCGTTTTGAGCTTCTATTGTGTGGAGTAAACTATTATCAATAAAAGATGCGTACAAATCTCCTGCAATGGTTAGTTTAGAACCAGCACTAGTTGTGCCTATACCTACGTTACCATTTACACCTCCAGTAGCTGTTATTGCATTGATTGTTGTATTTGCCGTAGAAGCTATACCTATTTCTCCATTTGGATAAACATGAATATCTGATATTCCTGTTCCTGATGCTGATAATAGTATTTCAGCTAAACTTACTATTGTTTGATTAGAAACACTTGTTCCTACATCTTCTACTACTGTAGTTACATTTCCTGTAGTTACTCCAACACTTGTTACAAGTACATCAGATACATATATTTTTTGATTTATAGCATCTGTACTCCATTGAAGAACGCTGTAACTTCCTGATGGATTTAAAACATCAGTTGTACTTAAAGCCCCACCATTTTCATCAAACCCTAATCTTGCAACATTATTTGTTCTAAAGGTAAGAGGCTCATCATCAGAAGTACCAATAAAGTCAGTAGTATAGTCAGTACTCTTATTGCCTTTTGTTAGCCAAGAACCAGCACTTGAAGATATTAAACCTAAAGAAGCAGCCTGTTCAAAAAATTCCTGCATTGTAGGTAAACACCCTTGACCTATTCTAGGGTCATACATACCTATACCAAATTCTGCATTTAATGTAAGAGCTTTACCATAAGGTAAGCCTTGAAATGGATTTGCCATATTTTAAATATCTATAATATAAACCTGTCTAACGTAGTTTTACTATGAAGGTTGTTCAAAGATAATATCCTCTTTAATAATTCTTGAAGAATATTTATCTACAATTTCATAAGCATAACCAGCTCTGTTAGTACCAAAATTTGTCATAATCCATTTAGAAGAACCATACATAGAAAGTATGTTTTTATATCTGAATATTTCAGAGTTCTCTTCATTAGCCTGATGTAAATCTCCTTTAACTACATGAATATTAGGAGTTTGTATTCTATGTTGATGGATATAGGTATTTATGTATTTTTCAGTTTTCTCATTTAATCTTAATGGAAAACCAAATTTCATATCTTTATCATCTTTACCATGTGTATAAATAAAAGTATGTTGGCCATATTGAATATAGTCTATAAACTTTTTAATTATATTACATTGAATATCAGGATACTTGCAATTAAGGTATATTTCTACTAATCTATTAGCAGCATACCCAAAATTTCCACTATGATTATCATTGGTACAAGCTATAAAATTAATTCTAGTAGCTACATTCATGTGTACTATACTATCAAATAACTCTTTATGAGCTTCAAAGTAAGTATCTAATTGTTGGTTATTATTTAGATTTTGAGGTAAAGCATGTCCACCTCTTGTAGTTTGTGCATTATAACCATCTAAACAATCTCCTAAATCTATAATATACAAAGCATCAAATGTACCATGTAATTTATGTTGTTCATGAATAATTTCTAAAACATGGAATAATCTTTCTTTGAATACTTCAGCATTATACTCATTTAAGTATAGGGAATCTGAAGATGTTTTAGCACCTACATGTTTATCTGAAGTATAGATAAAAAGAGCTTTCCTATTATCTTTCTCTTTAACATCTATTTTAATAGGTTGAATAACATCTTTAAATGATGCTCTAATAGATTCTAATTGCTCTTCTAATGGTATACTACCACTATCAGGTTTAAAGTCAACAGACCATCTTAAATCACCTCCTGACATACTTTGCCAAGATTTAGTTTTAATTACCTGACTTTCTTTAACACCTATTGTTTCTAAATGTTCTTTATAAGAACTTTGAATTTTTAAATCTTGCCTAACTACTTTTAATGCTTCTGTAACAATCTCTTCTGAACAATTTAATTTTTTGGAAAGTTTAGCTTTTGAGGTTTTTAACATTCCTGTGTACTTGTGAAAGTACTCTATTGCTTGTTTTAAATCCATTAACAGGTTGGTTGAAGTTCATAAACTTGGTTAACTAAATGACAAATTTCTGTAGTTGTCAAACAGTTCCACAAATTTACTAAAATATTTGGATTATCCTCTAAGTTAGTTAAAGTACCTATAGTAGTAGTTAAAGAGCTTGTAAATGTAGTAGTTTCATTGAAATCTACAGATATTTTATAAGAATAGATATATAGTACTCCACCATTAATATAACCTAAATATACACCAGAAGCATTTAGCTGATCTCTAAGGTTAATTAATATTGCAGAAGCAGTTTCTATACCTGTATAGCTAAAAGTATCTGAGCCTATATCTAAATCAATTGTAACACTATTTAAATTACCTCTTGTAATGCTTAAAGAGTATAAATAAGTTAAATCTGTTAAATAAGGTTTATAACAACTAAGTATACTTTTAACTTCATTAAATAAGATAAGTTTAGATTGCAAGCATTCACAATTAGAACCTGTAGATACTTTTATATTAAATTCTTCTAAAAGATCATTAAGTATCTGACTTATCTTATTATAATGTGTGTTTCTACATTCTAATATCATACTAATAACATATTTCATTAAAATCTAATACACAATGCCAGTCAATAGTTTTACTAGCTTGACCTTGTACTTCTATTTTTAAACAATCGTTAGTATTATCAGCAGTTATAAATATATCCCAAGCATCTGTACTAGTAGTTCCATTTATATTATGTCTAATAACATATACTGATGTATTATCTGGGGCTACTCCAAAATTTGCACTTGGAGTAATAGTATAAGTAGAACCTACATAATCTGCAACAATCCTAGACTGCCCAGCTCCTGTACCTGAAACTATGGTAACTATAGCTCCATTATAATAATCATTTGTGGCAGGTGCAGAAGCTGATAGTACAAGAGTACTTACAGAACCTGATTGTGCAGTACCAGTTAAATGGGCATTAGGAATTAACCTTGTAGGAGAGGTAAATACAATGTTAGATAATTCTTCATCTACAAGAACTAAAGATGTAGTACCTGATATATTTTTAATAGTACCACTAAATTCAAAAGATTTAGAATCTCCTACAGAACCTGAACCACCTGCTGTTTGTATTCCAGTAAGTGTGCCTTTAAATTGTACTATAGAATTGGCTTGTATATCTAAAGTTTCAGAAACACCATCTACAAATAATTCAGTTAAAGTAGCATTAGTAGTTTGTTTCCTTGCAAAAGCTATAACTTTTTGATTAGCTGTAGCTGATGTTCCACCTATATTACCTGCTGAAGTAGCTGTAGAACCATATATTTTAGCAGCAGAGTTTTTACCTGTAGCAAATGAATATTGCCCAGAAGCTGTATTATTAAATCCAAGAGCTATAGCATAATCATCAGAAGCAGTACAAGTATCTCCTATTGCAAGAGTTTTTACTGCTGCTGAAGTATTATTATTACCTATTGCAATTGCAGCTCCTCCAGTAACACTATTACTTAAACCTAATGCTATATTATAATTACTTCCTACTGCGTTACCAGAACCTGATACTAATGTGTAATTACCTGAAACAGTATTACCATCTCCCAAATCTGTAGCCCAATCTCCACCTACTGTAGAAGTAGTACCAATTTTTTGTGCTGAACCTGTTCCAGAAGCTCCTGATTCCCAAATAATTTCTAATAAAGATTGCATTTGAGATACTGTTAAATCCAATGGATCTGCTGAAGAACCTGTATTATTACCTTTAACAGTAAAAGCAGCCATTTGAGCTAACTTAGGATTGGTAATATTATTGTTAGTTATATCAGCAGTTACTAATGGAGCAAATACTAATTGATTAGCAGCATTTCTTTTAAATAATGTGCTAGCTGAAGATGCTGCTACAGCAGTAACATTAGCTGTTGCATTAGTAGCATTAGCAAGTACTGTTAATGCTGGAGTTTGTTCTATATTAGATAGTAATACCTGATTAGCATAAAGCTGTCCTGTTAGTAAAGTACCTATCCAAGCAGAGCCTGTATAATAAGCATATACCATTAGATTACCTACTAAGGCTTGTTGAGTTGATATTGTATTACCAAATAAAGTAATAGTATTTACACCTGTAGTTACAGTAGCTTTATAATCTATGATAAATTCATCTCCTGCTATCCCACCTGATGCTGTAAAAGCATAAGAAGCTGCTAATGTTGGAGAACCTATTAATCTTTGTATAACTTTGTTAGTTCTTGGTACTAAAGTTATAGTTCCACCAGCAGCTAATAAAGTTGTAGTTTCTACACCATTATATTGATCTCCAGAATCTTGAGAATCCTGGAATATATCTACATTCCATTGAGCATTCTGATAGTAGCAATCTATAGTACAACTTGTTAAAGCCATCTCTTGTGTAAGAGTTACAGCAGAACCAAAGTTAAACACTACAGAGCCACCATTATAGGTTGCTATAGCTTTGTATTTAAATCTATAAAATAATCCTTCTTCAGGGGTTCCTGAAGGTTGTATTACATAATTAGATGTAATTGTAGCAGTACCTAATACTACATATAATGCAGCAGGATCTGATACTAATATAGTATCTGTAGTTCCTGATGTTAAAGTTAAAGGGGTTATTATTTCTACAGATGCCATTATACAATTACTTTTTTAGATTCAATTCTTAAATAATCCATGCTACAGTTATTAGATTGTGCTGTAGATTGTATAGAACCAAAGATATAAAAATCTGAAGTTAAATTTGAAGGAGAAGTAAAAGTTACTGATGGAAATACTGGAGCTTGCCCAGAAAATGAAGATGATGAAGTTAATCCACCATACAAAGTTATTTCTCCTTCTACTTTAAATGTATTTACAGATAATCTTGAAAGTTCTATTTTAGCTTTTACTCTATAATTTTTAGAGTTTACTGTTAGTGAGCATAGAGTATTAGCTCCTGCTACTACAGCAGTAGTATTTTGTTTTAACCTAAATACAGTAGTATCTGCTGTTGGGCCTCCTGTAAACCAAGCAGTTATACTTAATGTATCTTGATTATTAGACAAAAGTTGATTAATAGCAGCTATTAATTGAGATTGCATTACAGTCTCTGTAGTAGCTGTATGAGTAGTTACTGAAGTAGTATTAACTACTATTATACTTGAAGATGAACCTGAAGGGCCTTGTGGGCCTACTTGTTGTTCTAATACTATTTGATCACAACCACAGTTGCCACCACATCCATTTGCACACATTAGCAGTTACAGTTTTTAAAATCACAATATTTTTGAGCTTTAGCTAAAAGTTGGTCAGCTAATGTAAAATCCCATTGGCTTACAGCAGAAGTTATACCATAATCAAGGTATACTTTCATCATCATGTAGTTTTTAAGGTCTTTACAACCACAACCACCACATCTAATTATATCTAAATAAGAAGATAGTTTTTTATCTACACAACATTTAGTTTGACATGTAGAATAAAAACACCCTGTTGAGGTATAATATGTAGAAGTAGCAGAATCAAATAATTGGTATATATATTCATATTTACCATCAGGAAACTTTCCAGTTAATGAAAAATCTGAAGTTTCTACTTCTGCTATAAGAAATTCATAGTTTAGATAATAAGCATTAGGAGTAGCTGTACCAGATACTTGTGCTTTAACATCTAAAGTATAATAAGTAGTTTGATTAGGAAATTTAAGTTTAAATGTAACTGTATCTAAGCTTGAAGCAAAATCTGTCCTATTAACATTAGGATTACCTGCTCCAGTTATATTCCACCCATAAGGGTTATCTGTAACATGATATAATCCTCTTACATCTGTAATTACCATTTTAGTACAATGGTCTGAGATACAAATACCTACTTTGGGTTTTAATGCCATTTTTATATTTTATTAAAAAGGGGGAGCATTACCTCCCCCTCATTAAAACAAACAATTAAACAATTAATAAACAACTTATTATGAGAAGAGAAAACTCATTACAAATTACCTAATTGAGGTTGTAGAGCTGGATTTTGTGATGCAAAAGCATCTAGTACATCTACAAATGATGTTGGTACACCAGTATAGTTAGTATCAAAAGTGTTTGCCACATTACCATCTAAAGCACAAGCTATTAGGTCATTACCTACAAAAGGTTGAGTTGTAATACTGTAATTAAACCTTCTCCAGCTTAAATTTAGTGTAGCATAATCTTGATTAGTTACAGCAGTAAAGTAAGGTAGGTAAGGAGGGAACTCAGTATAGTTATGTAACAAACCTTTAGCTCTAAAGTAAGTAACTTGAGATTCTATAATTTGCTCATAATTACCATTACCTCTATAAGGTTTAACTTGAAGAGAAGTAGGAGTTACTGTATTAGCAATACCTACATCCATCATGTTTACACTATAAGGTCTTGAATCAAGAACCCAAGGTTGTTGAATACCTGTAATCTTGATACCAAAATCACCAGCATTGATAGTTGCTGCTACACCTACTGACATAGCTGCTGCTAATATAGTAGTAGTTGCAGTTTGATAAGGTACTGCAAGTGTTATAGTATTTGCAGTAGTATCTACAGCACTTACTAAGTAAAGAGGAGCTACACCACCTGTTACAGGGGCAGCAGTCCTTAGATAATCACCTACTGCAATGTTAGTAGGATCACCGCCTGTAGGATCATAAGATACTACTTTTGAACCACGAGTAAATGTGTATGAAGTTGGCGCACCTGTTATTGCAATTGAAGCTGCACTAGAAACTAATTCTGCATAATAAGGGCGTTTAGTATAAGTAGCTATTTGAGCAGCTAGTTTAGCATAAAGACCATTAGCAATTTCAGCTTCTGTTGCTGTAGCATCAGATTCATAAGATACAAATGAAGCAGGATATAGAGGGGCATATTGGCCCATCATTTCCCTAACAGAAATATCTATGATGTAGTTATTAGAGTTAATAACCTCAAAAGCTCCTACACCAGTTACAGCATTGTAACCTATATAAGAGATTTGTTGAACAGTACCTTGAAAAGGGAACCCTGTATAAGATACAATGTCTCCAAGTGCAATAGGTTCTGTTTGAATTAACCTTTCAACACCTTGTATTGTTGCTTTTTGCACAAGTACAATTTGGTCTACTTGGGTTACTGTGGTAGTGTCTAATATTACCCCACCTGCATCAGTAACAAGTAATTCACCATCTGCAAGGATACCTGTAGATACTAAAGTACCTGCTGTAGCACCTGCTGAACGGGGAATATCTGCACCTACTTGTACAAAAAGAGTATTATTTAATTGTGATTTTGCTTCCATTTTTTATATCGTTAGCTATAATTTATTTATTAAGTTAATTGAATTAAGTCGTAATCTACTACTACTTTAAGTTTATCTGCTGCATTAGCTGTAATAGCTACAGTAAATAAAGCTTCTACTGCTTTACCAATACAAGCTGTACCAGCAATAGCATTAATAGCTGAAGGTTCTGATGTATCAAAAGCTGCACCAGCAGCATTAAGTACACCATTAGCAGAGTTTACACCTGCAAAGGTTACTAATACTGTAGTATCTCCTACATAGCGGAAATTTAAAGCTGAAGCTGAACCAGCTATTTGAGTACCTGTTTTGTATAAGTTAATACTATTAACTCTTACAATAAATCCTGAATCCCTTGGTGCTGACACTACAGTAAGTGGTGTAGCATCCATAGCATCTAATTGGGCTTTGTTAAAAACACGAGTTACTTTTGGCATTTTTCTATAATATTTATAATTAATTTAGACTTTATACTTTATAATTAAAGTAAAAGTTACTTAACTAACATTCTGCTGATTTATAGTATCTTGGTTAGGTTGTACTAAAGCATCTTTAAGCATTCCAACAGCAATCTCTATAATAGTTTGATGTGTAAAATCATCTAGTTCACAATGCCTTTGATTAGCTAGATTTTGTTGATCTACTACTATTTCTCTTGGTATTTTATAATACCTAACAAAGTAATTAGTTACATTAAAAGTACCATCAGTAACTAGCTCATGCCTTTTAGCAGTTTGTGTAGTTAGATAGTCATAACCATTATCTATTGTAGGATTATATGTAGGATTTGTAGTAGGGTTTAATTGATTCACAAATGATGAATCATAGCCTGACTGTACTCTTGAATAGAATAACCTGTTTATTTCAGCAGAATAAGAATTATAAAAAGGTACTTTGTAATAATTACCTGTATAGGCATCTTCTGTTCTAGAAAGTTGGTCATGCCTTATAGCTCTTATTGTAGGTTGTATAGGTTTGCCTGTAATGCAATTTATTTTATCAATTAAAGCATACTCATACATGTTAAACCAATAGTCCTTGGGAAGGTCAAAGAAAGTTCCATTTGGAACATTTTCTATAGTTGGGGAGGAAGGAAGGACATTTTGTGTAGCTAAAAGCTGAGACATTCCTTCACCTCTTAATTCAGTTTCTTCCAGACCTTCTCCAAGGTTATTAGTTTTTTCATTCAATCTTGACATTACAAAATAGAGTTGAGCATTGCTAAGTATCCTAGACATAACTGGATCTTGAATACCTGGCGCACCAGCAGAGTCTAATTTCTCATACTGAATTTTAACCTGCAATGCCATCTCATTTGCTGTCATTATTCTTTGGTAGCTTTATTTTTCTTAATATTTAAACCTTTAGCTTTATTGAACTGATATAAAATCCTTGCTTCAAAATCAGCATCTTTTTGTACTTTTTCAATTACTTCAAAGATATTGCCTATGATTTCTCCACCTGAAGTTTCATACCTTTCTCCACGTTTAGTAATATCTTCACCATTTTTAGCAGCAAAGAATATAGCCAATCTTATATCTTTGTTATTTTCCTTAACCAATTCTAAGAATTGTTTAGGAGTATCCATACAAAGAGTTTTTACAGATTTCTCTAAATGTGCTAGTTCAGCATTATAACTTAAACGGCTATTTGGATCTAGGGTTATAAGAATTTCCAGCAATCTATCTTTCTTATTTGTATCTGCTAATAGAGTGTTTAGTTCTCCAAAAGCCTTAAATTGAAGTTCCATTGCATCCATTTTAGCATCAGCTTGTTGTTGCTCATCTTCAAGATAAAATCTGTAGGTTTGAAGAGCATCTCTTTGCTCATAAGAATGTGCAATCTCATCTTGAGAAATATATAGAATCCTGTAATGTAGGTTATCTATAATGTTAGCTAAATCTAATATTTTAGGTTTTTCATCTAGGTATACAATCTCTTGAGATTTATTAGAGCTATCTGTAGATGTTGAAGCCCAACCATCCCACCAGTTCCTATTTGTTAATCTAGTATCTAGGTTAACACCTAATTTCATTGAGAACCATTCTAGTTCTGACATTTCTCCATCAGGAGTTTTAAATTTAGCTGTAGATAAGATTTGAGGATATTGACCTTCAGAACCTAATCTTGAACCTCTACCACATTTTCTTAGCATATAACCACGCAAAGCTCTTGGTAGGTTAGCCATAGAAGAAGGAATTACAATTCTACCATCTCCTTTAGGATCTTTTCTTTGTACTGAGTTATCTGACCAAGTACTTAGAACATTATCTGTTCTTGATTTAACAATTATCTTTTTTGTGGGTAAAAAGTTAACAAACCCTTTTTCATCTACTTCTCTAAGATGTTTAAACAAATCTTCCATAAATTATTTTTTAGTTACACAAATATATAAAAAATAATTGACAAAAAATAAGGGGCTTTTTAGACCCCTTATCTTTTACAATTATTAGTTTACTATAGAGGTTGGTATTTGTACATTAGAACCTTAGTAGGATCTACTACTACACCACCACAATACTTCATTAATTCTACTGAGTACTCATCAACTGGAGATGATGTTTGGGTTAAATTAGCCCAAGAATCAAATGGTGAACGCATACCTGAGTTATACCTTACAATAGTTTCAGGCATATCTTTAATACGAAGTTTTTTCCAGTTTGGATCTTTAAATCCTGTACCACGCATTAGAGAACTCATATCCCAGTTTCTGATAAGGATATTACGAGAAGAATCTAAGCCTAGACCAGAAGCATGTTTTTTCTTCCAGAACTCATCATCATCAAACAAGCCACGATCTTTTATAATCAAATGTAAGCCTGTGTATGATTTGTATTCTGAGTAGATAGCTCTGTTCAATCTACCACCTGTTTCACCTGGTTTAATCAAGGTTTCTAAGGTTCTTGCAGGAGCATATTGAGCTGACCTTGCTTCTAACCAACGTTGGATTTCAATTCTACCTCTAACACCTGTTTCAAGAACTACATATTTAGAATCTTGACCTGATAGACCTCTGTAAGACATTGCAAGTTTTAACTCAACAATTTGGTCTATAATACTATCCAAGTTGATAGTAGTATAAGGAGTAGTGTTAGCAGGAGCTATTTGATTGAAGAAACCTGGAATAGATTGGATACTAGCTTGGTTTTTCTCATCAATATGGAAATACTGCTCATTCTGAGTATAGTTAGGCTTAGAATAACACAAAGCCTTATCAATCATTATCTCATATTGATAACGGGTTAGGAAATTCCAAAAGGTATCAGGTACAGCAAATTTCTTGCCTTCAAGAGCAAATGGGAATACAATTGGGAAGTCTTTAATATCTTCTTTAATCATATTACCTGCCATTGTATACTTCATACGCATTAAGCCTGTTGGAACTTTACATTGCCAGCCAGTATTAATGTGTGCAGTAGAGCCTGTATAAGACCTTTCTTTAGATTGCCAGTTCCAGTCTTTAGAGAATGGAGTACCTGCAACTAGTTGATCTGAGCCTACACCACCACCGTTGAAAGGATCATTGGTTACAAACTGTACTTTATACTTAAAGTAGTTTTGAGAGATTTGTTCTACTGAAGCTACACGGTATTGATATACATCTGGGTTATAACCAGAAATATGATCATTAACATCAAAGAATCTCTCACCAAAGAATAGATAGAAATAAGTGTTATTAGCACCTACTACTGCTGGTGTTGCACCTAGAGAATCTTCATAACCCATAAGGGCTACTGTCTTGTTATTGTTACCTGCAAGGTTCCAATAGAAGAAATCATTTTCTGAGTCCAAAGCTGGAGCATCAGTCATTTCACTAGTAAATTCACGCCAATCTTCTTTTGGCAATGAATCAAACATGTTCACATAAATTTGTGAAGCTACATTTGCTTTTTTAAGACCCAACTCACTTAGGTTAGCCAGAGTTAAATTCTGGTTAAAGGATTTAGGGCCATAGGGGGTTAAATACTGTAAGAACTCTTGCATTTTCTGTAATTAATTTTTCTATAGTTAGTAATTATTTTTATTTTTAATTTTTTCTTCTGCTTTACTAAAAACTGCCCAAAGATCATCTTTGTTATCTTTAGTATCTTTATTTTCATTTAAACCACTTGTAGTAGATTTCATAAGTTCAACAGCTCTTTCCTGAGCTATATCTTTTCTAACTGCATCTACAGCTTTCTTTTCAACTACTGCTTGTACTGGAGTAAAGTCCAGTTGGTAAGTATTAGTTTTTTTATTGTAAGTAACTAAATTAGATGCTATAAATCTTACTAAAGTATTAAATTCACGTTTATTATAAGAAGACAATTCTTGAATAGGATCTACACCATTTGAAGGAGTAAAAGATTTAATCAAGTTTGTTTTCATTTTATTAGTAAGCTTAATGCCTCCTAAATCTGTTAAATTTTCTAAATAATCATTAAATTCTTTAGCACTATTCTGAACTGCTAACTCTTGCTCTTCTTTTTGCTTTTTAGCTACTTCAACTGCTTTTGTTTCTTTTTGTTTCAGAACATCTTTTAGTTCATCAAAAGATTCCATTGCAGTTTCTGTAAGAGTGCCTAAAGTTTCTGCACCATCTACCATTTTTTTAATTTTCTCATCAGAGAAAGTAGTAGAAAGTTTTAAATGATTAGTATAAATCTTTTTAGCAATAGCAGGATTTTCTTCTACTTGATCTTTAGTAATCTCAGATAGATTCTTATATGTAAGAACAATATCAGCAGATTCTTTTTCAGAAACACCTGTTTCTACTAATTGCTTAAATTTATTTTGAAGAGGAGTTAAAACTTTAGATGTAGTTTCTTGAACAGTTTGCTCTGCAAAACCTGTTATTTTCTCATCTAGTTTTTCTTTTAAATAAGCTATTTTATCTTCTGCTGTTTCTAGCTTAGATATAGCTTCTTTAAGTTCAGGTAACTCTTCTTCATCAAAATAATCTACAATATCAATAACAAAGTTTTCAGCATCACCAACTATTTTAGTAGTTTTAGATTCTGATTCTTTGTTTAAACCCTCAATAGGTTTTTTCTCTTCAGAATCTTCCTTTGTAGGTTCTTCTTTTTTTAAATCTTTTTCATTAATTAACCCATCAGCATTGAATAAAGCAGTTAGTCCTGTAGAATTTTCAGGTTCTAATAGTTCTGCTTGTGATTCCCCTTCTGGAGTTAAAAGTTCTAATTTAAATGCTTCTGCCATAATAAAATTGTTGTTAAAACGTTAATATATATTAATTAGTTACAACACTACCCAAGGTGGTTTATTTTATACCTAAGATGTTGTTTTCTTTTTTGCTTGAATCTTCTTAACTTCTATTTCTTTTTCTTTAAGTCTTAGAGCTTCTTGGTCTTGCTCATTCTGTTTAGCATTTTGCTTAACAGTTTCCTGATGCCCTTGTTCTTCTAAAGCTTGTTTTCTTAGTTTAATAATATCATCAACTGAACTATCTGGTTCAAAACCTAAAGATTGAATACTAGCTTTGTCAACATCTGCCCTAAGTTTAGCATATTCCAAAGCCATCTTTTCATCGTGCATTTGTTTATCCAGTTGATTTTTAGCTTGTTGAGCCTGAGCTTGGGCTTGCTCTTGTTTCTGTTCATTATCTTTAAGTTTTCTAATACCTGACATTAAAGAATTACTCATAAATAGATCTGCTAGTTGAGACATTTTAGCTGTACCTGAAGCAATAGCCCTCTCAAATAACATTTCAATTTTCTGCCTAACTACTTCATAATGTGTAGAAGAAGTTACCATAATATCAAAATCTGTCATATCTACACCTCTTAACTGTTCATCTGTCATAACAGCTTGGGTATAGTCATTCATAATCCAAGATAGTAATTGAGGATTCTCTCTAAGAATCTCTTTACCTATATTAAGGGTTTTCTTCATCACCCTTCTTTTAAAGAACTCATGTGTGGCAAACCATTTTTCTGTTATAAAAGAAGAATTTTGATTTGCAGATTGCACATTAGCTACAGCTTCTCTAGGTTGAACATCTCCTAATCTTTGAGAATTAATACCACATACAACATCCATTTGTTGTAATACAGAGTTCATCATTTCATCTACCATTCTAATAGTAGCTCCACCTGAAGACTGTAAATACCTCATTCCATTAGCATTGAAATTACCAGCAGCTTTATTAATAGCAGGGCCTGATGGGATACTTCTTGTAGGATCTTCAGGAGCTGTACCTGTAGTTTCTATTAAATATAGGTAATCTCCTTCATCTAATCCTTCAGGTATCATAGAAGGATTATAAGTTAGAATATCTGGTTTTAAAAGAGCTACCAGCTTATCTCTCCTATCTGAATATACATCATACCAAAAGTCAAATGGTTTTATTAAATCCATTAAAGACTGAGCTTTGGCATTATTAAAGTTATGCAGTTGTAGAGTAACAGGGCATTCCTGTTTAGACATATTAGATGTAGAGCTATTAAGATAGTCTACAGGGCCATAATCTACATATATATCTGAACCTATTTTAGTACATTGCCACCATTCTGACCACCACATTTTTTTCTTGATGGTCTCAGTATTCTTATCTACTTTATATTTAGAATGTGCAAATTTAGTTCTTTGAATACCTAATTCATCAAAGTATTCTATTTCTAATACTTGTTTTTTAGATTTCCAAAGTACATATAGTACCATTACATTACCAGCTTGGTCTACTGGAGAACCAAAGAAAAACTGTTCACTGTCATTAGGAGATAGTAATTGTGCTGTAGGAGCTTCTTCATTTACTATAGCTAGTGTAGAAGCACTACCTATTTTAGGATAAGGGGTGTTACCTATAGTATTCCAATAATCCCTTAATTCTTGTATTCTTTTTACTTCAGTATCACTTAATTTATCCCAATACCTATCTTGTACTGTAGATGGGGTTAAGAATTGTACATTCACATATACCTCTAAACCATCTTCAGTAGTAGCTTCACTATCAGATATATAGAAAGACCTTAAAGGATTTTCTATAGATATAGCCATAGCCGAAGCTATCTTTTGATGCCTCATTATAGATTCACCAAATACTAAGAAATTTTCAAAAGTACTATCAAATTTCTCTTTAAGATTTTGTTGTTGATAGTAATAATTAAGAATTATATTAGCACCTATTTCAGCAGTATCCTGCCAATCATATTTAAAATATTCAGCTTGCTTTTGAATTTCAGCTTGTAATTGTTGTGGATCTTGTATTTCTTGAGTAAGCTTTTCAACCATATATTGTTGAATAGCATCTCTTTTACTATTTTCTTTCCTAGAAACCCCCATTTCATCTCCTGATGAAACTATGGCTTTAAAATCAAATGGTCTTAGTATATGCTCTCCTACTAATCTTGTTATCCTTGAATTTCCTATACCCACATGTTTTAAATCTGTAGGAAAAGATTGATTGCCTAATCTATGGGTATCAATAACCTTCATAAAATCAGCAGGGTTAATAATGCCTCTTCTTAAATTCTGGTTAGCACACTTATTATCATAAGTAGACCTAATAGTTTTAAATTCAAAAAATATCAGATTCTGATAAGAATTAACATTCTCCTCAACCCATTTCTTATCTTTCTGAGAATCTGGTACTGTTTGTAGTGGTGTTGCTGCCATTTTTTATAATTTACCTATTAGGTTTCTTAAATTTTTCATAGTATTTTGACTTTTTTACGGATTTAGTAGTAGATTGTTCAACAGATACCATATAAAGTTTATCAATTGATTGTGCATAGTAAGCTAAATTCCTTAAAGCAGATACTCTGTCAAAGTTTCCTTTAGGGTTAAACCTAATTAATTCTGTTAGTACAGCAGGTGATTTTATAGTATGTAAGACTAACCTACCAGTTCCATCACTAAGAGGTTCTAATAGTAATTCTCTTAGGGAATCTAAATATCTTTTTACATATTGAGGAGATGGTGGAATACCTTTAGATGTATCAGAACCTTCTTTAAATGTACCTGGATCTCTTAAATCATAAGGTGTATCAGCTAGTAAATATAAACACCTATTACCTTCAAAGTATTGATATATGTTAGATGTAGACCTTTCATACATTAAAGTAGCATTGTAATAAATACAAGCTCTCCTCATTTGTTCCCAGAAATGTTGATTTCTTTCTGGTCTACCTGTGTATTCTAAAACTATTCTTCTGGATAACCTATCCATTATAAAGAAAGAATTTAAAGATGTAGTAGTAGATTCATCTAAGTGGCATTGGTCAGATCCAGCTATGTATCTTAAATTTTCTATACCACCTATAGAATCTCTAATAGGATATTCAAATATCTCTACACAACCTCTTTCTTTTTCTTTTAAAGGGTATTCCCTAATAGGTTTAGCATCTTCTGTAGTTTTAAATTCAAATTCCTCTTTATCAGTATTATATTCAAAAAATCCTTTTAAAGATTTCTCAAAATAATGCTCTGGAGAAGTCATTACATCAGCTTTATGCTCTTTTAAATATTCAAGAGGAAAGAATCCACCTTCTGCTACTATAAATACTTCTGAAGGTACTGAAGGGTTATTTGCTAGAAAAGCTAATAATTTACCTTTATCTTGAGAACCTTCTTCTTGTTTTCTTTCTTCAGCATATCTTTTCTTAGCTAGAACTTCATTTAGATCCCCTGATTCATTTCTTAAATCATTATATTTCTTCCAAGCAGGTACAAAATATGCTATAGGAGTTTTTCTACCTTCATATTCATCTTTAAAAGCTAAACAATTATAATCTTCAGGTTTATAGAATATCTCTTCAGCATCATCAATAGAACCACTCTCATTTTCACCGCCAGTACCAAACATCCATACTGTACCAAAAGATATACCACCTCTGGTAGTGGTATCTCTGATAGCTCCTAATGCTGATTTAATATTATAGAAGAAACCTAATTCCTCTAACATTACAAGGTTAGGAGATAGACCATTACCTGCTACAGGATTATCATAAAAAGACCTATGATGTATCTTAGAATAAGAACCTTTAGTAATCCAGTTATCTCCTATTTTTTCTTCATAAGAAGCTTCTAAGAAATCACCTGATTTATTTAAAGAACCTCTATAGGTTGGCAATAATGGGCATGGGTGGTATTCTTTATTATAAGTTTGTCCACCTGGCATTGTATCTAAACCTAAATAAGTTGCTGCTACTAGTACACCTGAGTATTTAGTATCAATAGCACCTATCAATGTTTCAGAAGATAATGGATTATCAGAAGCTTTAGCTGCTAAGTAATCATCATAATCTGTAGCCCCATCAGTAATAAAGTTATTGGCTACTACTAAAGCTGCAAAATATGTCTTACCTCCACCCCTAGCTTCAAAATCTAATATGTTCTTATTATCATTATAGTATAAAGGTTTACCTAAATTACTACTATGTATTTTAGGTAGGTATTCTCTGGCAGGTATATAGGTTTTATAATCTCCATTAGGTTTATATAAAGCTTTAGCTATTTTTCTACCATCTTCATTTAAAGATAAAGCTTCTATTTCATCTTCTAAGTTACTAGCTATTAACCTCTTATCACATGAGAATTGTGTATCTAAAGAAAACCCAGAGAATCCTCTAGCTTCTGTATATAAATAAGCTTTCTCCCAATCCATATCCCTAACCATTGGAGAATCTATAGATTGTTGTTTAGAGCCTTTCTTAGCTATCTTAATTTTATGAAAATTACCAAAATGATAAATCTGAGGAGGAATCCATACACCTGAAGACCATTTACCTTCAATAATACATCTCTTCTGTTCTCTCCAGAAATCTAAATACTCATAAGAATGAGGATTTAATGTTGGTATTTCTTTTAAAAGATAATCTGTAATCATTAAATAGCTCCTTTATCTGATAGTGATAGATTCTTACCACCTTTCTGTACTGTACTAGCTTCTTTAGATACTTCTTTCATAATTACAAAGTATTGATCCCAGATTCTTTTAGTATTAACCATCATAGAATCTAGTTCTTTAGAATTTTCTATCTTGTAATCTGTATTTCTAATAAAATCATCTCTTTGTTTAAGCTTATTATAAAAGTTAAACAATGATATTTGAGCAGGAGTTAGCATTAAAGTCTTTAAGGTTTCTGTTTCTTCTAAATACTTATCCCATTTAAAATCTTCATCTTTAAGAAACTGTCTGGCTATTAATACTTTCCTATCATCAGGTGGTACATGTCCATATACTTTATTAGATTCTGAAACATCTAAATAAAAACATAAAGCATACATTATCTTAGAACTTTCTTCTTTCCTCTTACTCTTATCTTTATCATGTAAAGATTTAAGTACTGGATGAATTAAAGTTTGTGGATTAGAAACCCAAAAATTATCTACACCTGAGTAACTATTTAGATATGCCATTATATAACCTATATGTATATTTCTTATTTAATTGAAAAGCTCCAAAGTAAGGAACTCTTATGTTATTCTTAAAATCAGGAAATTCTTGATTCTTCATCTGGTTTAAAAGGCTCTGGACTAAGCATTTGTAAATTTGATTCCCCTGTTTCTTGCTTAGGTTGTTCTTTTGGCAAGCTGCTAGGAATATCTTGTCTATGTGTGCTTGGGATATTACCATAATTAATATGTAATAATTTTAAATCTTCTAATGAAGAAATACCTTTAAATAATTGTGTATCAAATATATCCTTCTTTTTAATCTTACTAAGATAGTTCTCTAATTCTTGAGGTTTCATTTCTAACTTAGTTCTTATAGCCTCTTTATTTTTTTTAGTATTTATAAGGTCTAACCTAGTCTCAAAGTCTTTAACTCCATCTTGTATATACTTTACATTGTATAATATCAAGATAGATACCAGCTTAATTTCTTTTTCAGATAAAGAAGGGTTTAATAATGAATTATAGCAGGTAACAAATTTAACTGCTAAGTCCTCATTATCAATATATTTAATAAGTAATTTCATTTCTATCTAGTATTTTTTCAAGATATTTAACCCTTACAGTCAATACCTTATTTCTTTTCATAAGGATTTGAAGAATCTTTAGTTTCAAACTCTTTATAAATCTCATCTTGAAGTTTAACACATAACTTAGCAAGGTTTGTTTCTTCAATGACTTTTGTTTTTTCTGTAGGGGTATCTTCATTATAGGTTATAATTCTTATAATATATTTATCTTTTCTCTTGAAAACCTCTAATTTCAAATTTATTAGTATTTACATGATTAGTATCTCTTAGTTCTTCTAGCTCTTCAAAAGATATATGCAAGATTAATTCTCTTCCTGCTACTACTACTTTACATCTATCTGTAAGTATTGTTCCTTTGGAATCTAATATATGTTCTGTATAAGTTATATCCTCAAGAAAAAAACTACATTTACATAAAGGGATTATATTGTGGTTCTGATACTTCTCTATTATCCTGCTCAATATAACCTTTTCCATAGAATCTTACAATATGTCCATTATTTTCAAGAGCAATTATTTCATAATCAAATGTATCTATTACCACATAGAAACTAATTAAGTCGTACATAAGAACTTGAAGCTCTTCTATTCTTTCAAGAAGAGCTTGCAAATCCTTGTATTCAACTGTATAGCTATAATCCGAGTATATAATTTCTGAGTTTGCCATAAGCTTCTGGGTCAGATGATGCTTGAATTTCAATAGGGGTAGATTCTAATCCTTTCTTTTGAAATTTAAACAAATGGGTAGGAGCAGGTTGCTCTCCTTCAGCTACTTCTACTTTAGGTAACTCTGTAGCTGGTTCTGTTAGTTCATAACCTTCTAAACAAGATATAAACTTAAAGAACTTCAAAGTATCTATTTCAATAGCATAAGGCCCAAATGTACCTGTTTCTATAATAAACTTATTAGGCAGTTCTTGTAGTTCTTCTTTAGACAAAGCTGCTTCTACTAAATCTCCTTCAATAAACTTCATAGCAAATATATCCTGCAAGGTTTTAACCTTATCAAACCTAGCATTAGCTTGTTGATTATAATAGATTTGCTGCATAGCAAATACTTTAAATTTATCAATAGCATCTGCTTGTAATCTCTTAACAGATTGGTTAGGATTCTCTTTAACAGGTTTTTTGTGTAAAGGTTTATCTTCTTTAACTGCTTGTAATGGTGCTTTAGTTTCTTCCATTTTAAAATTTTAATAATTGTTTAATATCTATTGGTTTATTAATTGCTATTTCTTTCTCTGATTTATCGGGTAATAGTACTCTAATTGCATAATAATCTATTGGAGATTCTGAAGTTTCAAATCTAGTTCTTATTCCTGAAACAAAATCTATAATTTGAATATCTTTAGAATCTAAATGTTCTAAAACTCCTTCCCATTCATTAGGGGTTATAGTTCTAATTTGTTCTAAAGTTATTTCTACATCTTTAGGACTCATTTGTTTGCATATTTTAAATTAAATTTCTCATCTGACATTACTATTATATCAGCAGCCATATTCTGCTGAAGTTTAATATACTCTACTGCTTTGATTAGATAATCTATATCAAGATTAAATATCTTAACATTATCTTCTTTATCATTATTAAAAACTACTGTAGGTTTTATTTCTGCTAAATAAGTAGAAAGGTTTTTACCTACATGTGCTGCACCTGACATTAGGATAATAGCAGTTTCTAGCTTAGAGTTCTTAATATTAGAAGTATCTGGTAATTGATATTCTGATTGTTCCATTATTTAGTATAATAAATATGAAACACATCTACTAATCTAATACTTACTATAGATTCTGAGTTAGCTAATTTAACAGGTGGTACTCCAGTATTAAATTGTACTATCATTCCTATAGAAGGTTCTTCTTCTTTAGAACTAACTTTGATAACTTTACCTAAATTATTTATAGGCTCTTCAGCACCAAATAATTGAGATTTAGGTTCTTGTTTAATAAGTTCTATTAGTATCCTACCATTTAAAGGATGTGGTATAATATCTTTAATTTCTTCCATTAGTTTTCTTCTATAATTACACATTCAGTTGTTAATAGCAATGAAGTAATAGCAGCAGCATTTTCAAGAGCTACTCTATTTACTTTAGCAGGATCTATAATACCTACTTTCATTAAATCTTCAAATTTATCAGTTTTAGCATTGTAACCTAGTTTAGAAGATTTAACTTTAGAGATAATTGAAGAGTCTTCAATACCATTGTTAAACAGGATTTGTTTTAAAGGAGCTTCTAAAGCTTTCTTAACAATCTCAATACCTAAGTTAATATTAGGATCTTTATGAGGTTTAATAGCCTTAATTGCTTTAAGGTATACTGATGAACCACCAGCAACAATACCTTCTTCAATAGCAGCTAATGTAGCACAAAGAGCATCATCAACCCTATCTTTCTTTTCCTTTAATTCTACTTCTGTAGAAGCACCTACAAATACTATAGCAGCAGTTTCTGATAGCCTGTGAATCCTATCATTAAGTTTCTGCTTATCATATTCAAAATCTGTAGTTTCTATTTGAGCTTTTAACAAAGCTATTCTTTCTTCAATAGTATCTTTAGAACCTTTACCACCTATAATAGTAGTTAATTCCTTACCAACTTTAAGTTTATCAATTTTACCTAAATCATTGCCTCTGGTTTTCTCAAGAGCTAGTTGTAATTCCTCAGATATTACTACAGTACCTGTAATAGCAGCTACATCTTCTAAGAAAGCTTTTTTAGCATCTCCAAAGTAAGGAGCTTTAATAGCTACTAACTTTAGGATATTCTGCATCTTATTAACTATAAGATGAGTTAAAGCTTCTCCTTCAAGATCTTCACATATAATTAGTAAAGGTTTGCCAGCTCTCATTACATCTTCTAGTAAAGGAACTATTTGCTGCATATTAGTAATTTTTCTTGAGGTTACAAGAACCATACAATCTTCATACTCAGCCACCATCTTAGAAGGGTCTGTCATAAAGTATGGAGATATATAACCTGCATCTACTCTAAAACCTTCAACAACTTCTACATAGGTTTTATTAACCTTAGATTCTTCTACTGATATTAGACCACCAGTACCTACTTTATTTACTGCTTCAGCAATTAGGGAACCTATAGAAGGATCATTATTAGCAGAAATTGTAGCTACATGTATAATATCTTCTTCTTTAACAGGGATAGCTGCTAATTTAATATATTCTGCTACCTCATAAACTGCTGAATCTATACCTTTCTTTAAATACATAGGATTAATTCCAGCACTAAGATGTTTAAGACCTTCTTGAATAATAGCCTGAGCTAGGATAGTAGCAGTTGTAGTACCATCTCCTGCTTGTTCAAGAACTTTATTAGCAATATCTTTCATTAAATCTACACCTACATTTTCTACAGGATCATTAGATGAAATACTTCTTGCTACTGTAACACCATCTTTAGTAATATGTGTCCCAAAGGTTTTAGAAATTAGAACATTTCTTCCTTTAGGGCCTAAAGTTACTTTAGTAGCATTAGCTACTAGGTCTACTCCTCTTTTTAAAGCTTCTCTAGCTTCTGTGTCAAAAACTACAATTTGTTTTTTCTTTTCCTTATCCATTGTTTATATAAAAGTTAGTTTAACTCTGTAAGTATAATTTTTAAATCTGTTTCTTTCTCCTATTTTAAATCTACTTGCTTTGGGCAATAAAATATTTCCAGACCAAATAGTTTGTATATAAAGTCTTGGAATTATTGTCTTTGTTAACTTCTTATTTAAAAATCTAGTACCTTTCATAATTGTTTGCTACAAATATATAACTAATTTTTTAATTTCCAAATTCTTTAAAAACTATTATAGTTTGATTAGTTAACCATTCCATAAAATAAGCTTCTAGTTCATCATTTCCAGTATCTATATCATACCCTATATGTTTAAATAGATAATTTTTAGTATGAATAAGCTCATGAGCTATCAGCCCGTAGTTAATTTCTTTAGAATTAAACCATACTAAGATTACCTTACCTAAAGAATGAGTTTGGGCATAACTTTCATTGTCTTTATCTAAAGGAGCTAATTCTAAAGAAATCATAGTTTCATCAGATGGTTTTCCTATGTGTATATGGAGCATTCCATCATATATAGGAATTGGTATAGATTTTAACATAATTTTAATTTTTAACAAATATATCATTTATTTTTAATAAACCTTTAACTACTGCTTTACGTTATAGTGCTATGGGATTTATTACTGTTAATATTAATAATGTAAACTTAGAACAAATTATGTCAAAAATTAATGAATTAGCTGCTGAAGTGGTTAAATTGCAAGTATCTGTAGATGCTACTCAAGAAAAAGTAGTAACTGCTATTAATGGTTTTAAAGCCACTATTGCTAGTCTGGAAGCTCTATTAGCTGAAGGTGCTAGTGCTGAACAAATTCAAGGAGTAATTGATGCTGTTAAGGTAGTTACTGCTGATGTAGAAAGTACTTCTACTGGTGATGAAGCTCCTGTAGTAGATCCTGTAGTAGAATAACTTATTAGTTATCTTAGTTAAGAACCCTCACCTAGTAAGTGGGGGTTTTTATTTTTCCAATAATTTTATAAAAAGCTTTTATAAAGAACCTATTAAATATAATTCTGTTATCCCAACTTAATGGATCTTGAGACACTCACTTATTTAGATCCTTTACTTTGTATAATAGAAAAACTTCCCTGATGGAACACCAAGGACTCTAAATATTCTGTTAATTTTTGGGGAGTTCAGGTCTTTTATTTCCCAGAACTACTCTTAACCTATGCCACTATCTCTTGGGCGGTAGTAAACTCCTTATAATTAACTTTTTATCACTATGGAAACCTCATTTCACAATAACAGGATTACTCCTTATGCTACTCTTACTACCCCATTTCTCCCTTACTCTGATTACCCTCAGGGGTGCTAGGTGATGGACAAATATACGGATTTATTTTTAATTGGTTATCTTTGTATAAAATAATTCTAAGTTTATGATAAAAATAACTAATGATTTACATAGCCTAAAGATCTATATATCTGATTTACTGCACTTTAATTTATTACTAACAGAATATACAGGTATGCAATCCTGGATTGCAGGTACTAAGAAAAAAAGATTCTATATAGAATTTTACCTTAAAGGTAGAGAATCTATAACTTTAGAATATGAAAAGCAAGAAATCTGGAAATCTATTTTAGAGGAGTTAGATAAAAACCTTTAAAAAATTT